GATGCCCCCGCCGACTCCTTCACCGTCCAAACCCTCCGAACGGATATGTCGGGTGCCGAGCGGGCCTTCACCCACGAGGGCGCCGTCATGACTTCGTGGTCGCTGTCCCAAGAAGTGGGCGGCTTCCTGGTCGCCTCCATGGAGTTCGACTTCGAGGACGTCCAGACTGCGACGGCTGCCGGGACGGTCAGCTATCCGGCCGCCACCGCCCCCTTTGATTGGACGCAGGTGGCCGTCACCATTGCGGGGTCCCCCGTCGACGTCATGAGCTTTGAACTCAACGGCGATCTTGCGCTCAAGACGGACCGCCGGTTCCTCCGTGGTTCCCATCTCAAGAAGATGCCTGTCCGTTCAGGCGTCCCCCAGTTTACGGGGTCGATGGACATGGAATTTGAGGACCTCACCCAGTATGAGGCCTTTGTGGCCGGGGATCCGGTGGCGGTGGTCATCACCTACACGGGTGCCGCCATTGACGGGGAGAATTACGAGATCGTTATTACCCTTCCCGCCGTCCAATTCACCGGAGAGAGCCCTGAGGCTTCCCTCTCGGACGTGCCGAAGCAATCCATCCCCTTCGAGGTTCTGTGGGACGGGTCAGCCGCCGCTATCACAATTACCTACACCTCAACCGACACCGCCCTCTAGGGGGGGATCCGCCGTTATGGCCAAGTCAGACCAAGCCAGCAGTATCAAGGTGGATGGCGCCAAAGAGTTACGGCGTTCGATCAAGAAGATGGAGTCCAAGGACCTTAAGGACAACTTGAAAGCCGCGAACAAGGAGGCCGCTGAGGTGGTCTCGGAGCGGGCTAAGACGAGTACGGTCCCTGTCGACTCGGGCAACCTCAGGAAGGCCATACGGGCATTAGGTTCTCAGTCCAAGGGCCAAGTGAAGGTCGGCGGGGCGCGGGGCAACACCCGCGACTATGCGGGGGTTGTCCACTATGGAGACCGCAATAGGGGCATCGAGCCGCAGCCGTTCCTTCATGAGGCCGCTTCGGACAAGTGGGAAGAGGTCCGGGCCGCCTATGAGAAGGCCATGAATGACATCGCCGGGAAACTCTCCTCGCGATCGCTTTAACCAGGAGGCCCCAAAATGAGCAGCACCGATACCACTAACGTCAAGTTTGACTTGGATGACATGACCGTGGGTGAGCTAGTCCTCTTCGAGGAGATGACCGGCAAAGGTCCCGCTGAGTTAGGCAATCCCGGGGCTAAGGACCTTCAGGCTCTGGCCCTTATCATCCTCCGGCGGGACAACCCCGAGGCCACCGTGGAGGACGCGAATTCCATCAAGCTCTCCACCTTCTTTGGTGATGGGGACGAGACGGACCCTACCGAAGGCGCGTGAAGTCCCCCGACTTCTTACGGGCCAGAGTCCGCATAGCTGGCCACTATCGCCTCTCCCTTGTGGATGTCAACTCCCTCAAGTTGTGGCAGATGAACGCCCTAGTGGCCGACATGAACAAAGAGCAAGAGGGCAGGCAAGAGGGCCGGTCACCTAGGGGACGCCCTCCAGGGTCCACCCCCATTATGACCTGACCAAGAGGAGGTCCACGTGGCTAGTAAGCCGATCTCGATTGAGATCACCGGAGACGCCAGCAAATTCAAGAAGGCGACGGGTGAGGTGGATAGGAGTTTGGGCAAGTTGGGCAAGGCCGCCGTCGCTGGTGGTCTCGTTATCGGTGCCGGAATCCTTGCCGGCGGTGCCGCATTGTTCTCCATCGGATCGAAGTTCGAGGAGATGGAAAACATCATCATCAAGGGGACCGGAGCCTCCGGGGACGCCCTCGATGATCTCACCCAGTCGATGAAGGATGTCCTGGTGGAGGTCCCTGAATCCGGGGCCGTGGTCGCTGGGGCACTGGCCGACGTTAATACCTTTTTCGGGTCCACGGGTGAGGAACTGGAGGGTCTCACTGAGGGCTTCCTGGACTTCGCCCGGGTGTCCGGGGTCGAGGCCGGGACGGCCATCGGCCAGGTGGACGCCGCCCTCACACAGTTCGGCCTTACCACTGAGGACGCTGACGAGGCCATGGGCGACTTCCTGAGGATCAGCCAGGCCACTGGCGCCCCGATGGAGAAGCTCCTAAAGCAGATGGAGACCTTCGGGCCGATCTTCGCCAACGCCGGATTCAGTCTGGAGGAGACCTCGGCCATCTTCGGCCAATTGGAGCAGGCCGGCATAGACGTGACGAGGATCTCGCCCGCTCTGAACGCCTTCTTCCGAGGCGTCGCTGACGCTGGCGGAGATCCGAAGGAAGCCCTCCTGGACGTTCAGGAGGCCATGCTGGGCGCCGAGACCGAGGCCGAGGCCCTTTCGATTGCCACTGAGGCTTTCGGCGCTGAAGGCGCCGCCCGGATGACGAACGCTGTCCGTAACGGGTCCCTGGCCTTTGATGACCTCAACGCCCTCATGGGTGAGGGTGCTGGCCTCGTGGATGAGCAGGCGGACGCCACCGAGACCTTCTCAGATAAGTGGAACACGTTCAAGAACAAGGTGCTCGTCAAGCTGGAGCCGATGGCCACGAAGCTGTTCGATAAGCTCACCGAAGGGATGTCCTGGATTGAGAATAAAGGCATCCCCACTGTGGACAGAATGGTGACGAAGTTCCAAACCTTCTCGGACTGGGTCCGTGCCAATCTGGACTACATCGTGGCCGCCCTTGCAGGGCTCTCCCTTGTCATCGTGGTCACCCTTGGACCTGCCTTTATTGCCTGGGCTGTCGCCGCCGCTTCTGCTGCCGCCGCGACCCTTCTGGCAATGGCCCCGATCGTCCTCATCGGCATAGCTATCGCCGCCCTCGCTGTCGGTATTGTGTGGCTCTGGAAAAACTGGGACCAGGTCTGGAACAAGATCAAAGCCATTACGAAGGCCGTAGCCGACTGGGTGGTTTCAAAAGTCTCCACCGCCTGGGGCGCCGTGAAGGGCTTCTTCTCTGATTTGAAGACCAAGGCCGTGGACACGTTCAACCGTATGAAGGATGCCGTCAAGGGCAAGGCCTCCGAGTTGGTCAGCTCCGTGGTGTCCACTATCAGCGGGCTACCCCAAAAAATCAAGGACCTCGGCTGGAGGTTCCTGAACGCAGGCGCCGCTGTCGGCGGCAAGATCCTTTCGGGCATCCGGAACGGCCTGACCGCTGCCGTTGGGTTCGCCGGGTCCGTCGCTACGGGGGTCTGGACGAAGGTGAAGAGCGCCGTGAATACCAACGTGATCGACAAGTTGAACTGGGCCATCCCGAACTCCATCAGCTTGGGCTATCTCGGCTCTATCAGCCTCCCGAATAATCCCATTCCTCGCCTGTTCAAGGGCACCCCCGACTTCGGGGGCGGCGTGGCCATGGTTGGCGAAATGGGCCGCGAGTTGGTCGCTTTGCCTCGGGGCGCTCAGGTGCTATCGAATCGCGACACTGAGGCGGTGGTGGGCTCCAGTTCCGGGGCGATGACGGTGAACGTCGCGGTGGCGTCGAACGCTGACCCTCATGAGATCGCCAGAGCGCTTGCCTGGACGCTAAGAACGAACGGACGCTGACATGGCCGCTGGGGACCTGATCACTGCCGACTGGGAGATGGAGTTCCGCGGCCTCCTCATGGGAGGCGACACCGCCTATTCCATCGCCTCGATTTCCGGGCTCCTGGACCTCCCGGAGATGTCTAACTCTGATCAGGACAGGCTCCGCCGCCATGGCTTACGTGCCGGGGATGACTTCCTCGGGGGTCGGTCCGTGGTGGTCACGATCGAGGTCTACGGGGCCGATGATCAGGCCTTCCGGCGGGCTATCACTGAGCTGAGGACCGCTCTCAGCCCCGCGCAGGCACCCGCCCCTCTGGTCTTCCAACTGCCGGCAGTTGCCGGTGGGGCGCAGATCCAGATGGGCGCCCGAATCCGGAACGTTTCGTGGCCGATCACCACCACACACTTCCATCGTGTCGATGAGGTGGTCCTGGAGTTCTACTCCACGGACCCTCGCCTCTACTCCGACCTCTCTGCATCTTCGGCGGTCCTCCCGACAGCTGGAGGTGGTCTCTCTTTCGACGCTACCGCTGACTTCTCCTTCGGTGCCACCTCCGTTGGCGGCGAGCTGACCCTGAACAACGTGGGGAGCTTCTCGACCCCTGTGGTCTTCCGCATTGACGGCCCGGTCCAGACCCCTCGGATCATCCACAACGGCCTGGATAAGGAGCTGGAGATGGACATCACCCTCCTGGCGGGGGAGTTCGTCCTCCTTGATTCTGAGTCTCGGACGGTCCTACTTGGTGGGACCGCGTCCCGCTACTCCTCTCTCACGACCGATTCCGAATGGTTCGATTTGGTTCCTGGTGTGAATCAGATCTCGTTCCGGGGGGCATCCACTGCCGCCGGGTCCTTAACCGCAACTTTCCGATCCGCTTGGGTCTAGGAGCACATATGACCGTTCAAAATCCCGCTCTTTATCTACAATCTGAGAATCATCCCGCTGAGGACTTCCGTCATCTGATCACGAAGGTTTTCGGTGGCCGTGAGGGTGTGGTGGACACGGACGGCCTGACCGTGGTGGAGGCTGGGACGCCGAATATGACCGTGGATGTCTCGGAGGGGACCGTCCTGATCGACGGGACTGAGGCCACATATCAGGGCCTCTACCTCGCTCATAACCGGGGGGCCACCAGCCTGGCCATTTCCGCTTCGGATCCCACGAATGATCGCTACGACCTGGTCGTAGCTCAGGTCGAGGACTCTGACTATTCGGGTGCCGTCTCCGGGTGGAAGCTGGCCGTGGTCACTGGTGCGGCCGCTGCCACTCCGCTCTTTCCGACGGTCCCGGATAACGCTTTTGTCCTGGCCACCGTTCTGGTCGGGAACGGTGTCTCGTCGATCGTGGACGCCGATATCACGGACATCCGTTCGGCATCGGACACGGACGGGACCACCACGCTGGGGAACACCGGCTTCGTCTCCGCCACGGGCGGGACGCAAGTCTGCACGTCCACCACCCGTCCGAGCCCGGTCACGGGGATGGAGATTTACGAGACCGACACGGGCTTGAAGTACATCTACGACGGCACCGAGTGGGCTCTGATCGGAGGCAAGCCTGCTTCTATGGTGAAGTCAGTAGTGGGAAGCTCTGGCACAGTCACCACCGATGAAATGACTATGGGGACGATCTCGCTTGAACCTGGCACCTGGATCATCTCGGGGTCGGTGACATCAAATGCTAATATCACTCAAGACACCGAGATCATTCTGAGTTTGTACGACGCCGCTCCCGCTCGACGCACATTCACTGCTCACAAGTATGACTGGGACGATACTGCATTGATGGGTCGAGCATCATTGTCATTCACTTTCGTCTATGTCAACACGTCT